ACTTGACTGCAGGTGAAAGAATATCTCAAGAACTGGGAGAAACACTAGGAGAATACTTAGCTTCATTCTTAGTGCCACTAAATCAAGTTATAGACGCACAAAGAGCAATAGGAGAGAGAGGTCTTGCTTACAAAGAAATGGCTGAAGATCCTGAGATATTTCCAAAGGGTAGATTTATTGATGGTGTAATCAAACCATTTAAACGATACACCTTAGATCCAAAGAAAGAAGAAGAAGCTCCAATAAAATTTGATCCACTACAAGGTGTTAGAGAAAGAGTTAGTATAGGAAGAAAAGTATTTGCAGGTATAAACACGTACACTGAGGATAGTGCAGAAGGAAGATACTTAAAGTCTTTAGGATTTAGTAAGTTTGATCTAAGTAGTAAATCATCTATACCTAGTGTTAGGAACTTTGAAAATGAAATGATATACAGGTATCTTCCTACCATAGTAGAAAACATTTCTAAATTAGAATCAACATATGCAGATGAGTATGAAAAAGATAGAGCTAGTTTATCTACAGGTAAAGGGGCTATGAGTAAGAAGCTGTATGTAAAAACTAGAATAAAGCAAGATATAGAAAATGAAATAAATTATTTTAGAAATAATCCTGAACAAATTTCTGAAGCTGTAGGCATAGACAAAGCCATAAAGCTTGATGCCATGATGAACTATAGAAAACTACCAAAGGATTTAAGACGTGAGGCTGCTGTAGTGTTCAAACAAAGAACAAACAGAATGCCAAGACTAAAATACTCTAATGAAGAATTAAATCTATTAATACCAAACTATGATGACTTATCTGAAGTAGATCAAGCTTACGAATTGAATGAGCTAAAACTAAATGATATATATTTGTTAACAGAAATAGCTAATGTCTTAAAAAGAAAACCAAACTAACCATTTATATTCTTCACAGATATAAGGCACTGTCTTATTTCTTTCAAAGCTTTTTCACACTCTCTTAGTCTGTAGTTCATTTCTGTTAGAATCTCGAACAGAGTCTTGGGGTCTTTGTTTCTTTTGTCCATGAAAGCCTTTGCTTCTTTTTCTAATTCCATCTCGTCCTCTATGTATGTTATCATAATAGGCTGTGTTAAAGCCACGTTCCCACTCTCTATATAACATAGTGTCGGAACTATAGGGGTTGCGAATCTTTCCATAAACAAATGCATCGTAACCTTTCATCCACTGTATCTTCAGTGGTGCATCATGTTTACCTAATCCTCTTTCCTTTCTAGATAAGTGTCTCATACTAAGCTCCTATGTCCACTATCTCACAACTGTCACCAGAACAGGCAAAGGTCTGAGAAGAATTAGTGTTATCCTCTTTTTCATAATCCGTAAACTTATTCCAATCAATATGAGTGAACTTACTGCTAAAATCATTGTATACAGCTTCTGTACAGTCCTGATAGGGTGCTTGCTGATAAGTATGATCGGAGTGTGGTAAGAAAGAAACACCTGACATCTCGTCAAAGTGTTTGAATACAAACGCACCTACTTCCATCCACTCTTCATCACGCACTGATACAGTGACAGAAGGCTTATGCTCACACCAATGTCGCTGATAAAGAAGCCACATCTCTAGCTGTTCGATAGCTGTCATGTCATTTCTGACTACAGACTTCTTTGGTGACTTCATCGGAAAGCTAAACACTGTCTGTGTATCAGGCTTCATAAAGTCAGCTTCGCTTGGTATGCCACTATCTTTCATGAAGTTAGTAAGAGGATCTTTATTATCGCCCCTAACGGTACGAATATAATAACTGCTATGACGAGGGTGGATACCACTGCTTGAGTCAACAAGCTGTGATACTGTGCCACTGGGTTTGACGCAGGTGATTGCTGTGCTTTGTGGTATTCCAAAGATTGCTGACCATTCTTTGTTTGTTTCAACTGCGATTTCTCTAAGTGCTTCAAGGGTTTTTTCGAGTCCATGTTTCTTTCCATTCGTTAATTCATTATCCATGATACCTGTAAGGCTAACTCCCAAGAGTCTTTCCTCTTCAGTATTCTTCTGCCATATCTTTCGCAAGTATGGGAACTTAGTAAGTGTAGCCTGTGCTGTGCCAAGTATTGTAGCAAGCATCACCTTTCTCTTCAGATCGTCAAACTTATCTTTCTCTCGTATTACAACTTCTGTAAGATTGCAGAACTGATAGGGTCTAAGTATGATCTCACTGCAAGGATTGCAACCAAAGTCATGATCGGCATCTCTTCTGCCAAACTTCTTTGCTTGTTCCTTTGCAGATATTCTATTAAATATACCACGCTCTCCTGACTTAGACTCCACAAGAGATGTCCACTCTCGTAAGAATGTTTCTCCATCAGGCTTGTCAGTGTATACAACAGAGTTGTTTGACAGAGCCATCTGTGGTGCTGTTTCCCACCATTTACCAGACTTGGCATGTCTCATGCGTCCATCAGATAGATTAGACAAACTGATCATGGCTGATCTACGCACACCACCAGACACTACAACTTCCCCAACCTTACACATAAGATTATGACAATCGTAGCTAGACAGCTTACGTCCTGCATTTTGTTTGAACAAAGCTACAGTAAAGTTAAATAGGTCTATAAGAGGTGCAGGTCCACTAGCTCTACCACCAAATACTTTGAGTCTAGCACCTGCAGGTCTTACCTTTGATGTGTCCCACATGGGAACTTCACCCATATACAGGTGTCCTATCAGCTTACGTAATGCTCTTGCCCAACCTTCTTTACTATCTTGCACATGTATGACAGTGTCAACTTCGTCCAAAGTTTGTGGAATCTCTGGTAGTTGAGATACATACTGTCTTTCAACAGAGAAACCTACACCTGTACCACATAGTAATATATACATAGCTTCATCAAAAGCTTTTGGATCATCGACAGGTAAATAGCTACAGTTATATCCTGCTGTGTTATCTCTATCTAATGCAGAACCTGCAGTCATCAAAGCTCTCATAGAAGGCATAACTTCTAAATTAGTTATGGCATCAATAATCTGTGGTTTAGGTAAATGTCCTTTTACTTTCTCAGTAATATAGTCCACATATCTTTGCACAGTTTCTTCCCATGTCTCTCTTCTGTTCTCTTCGTCAATCCACCTAGCATATCTAGATATTGCAATAAATTTTTGATAGTCGTTCATATTAATCCTCCAATGTTATTCTAATATTTTTTACTTTTAGTCCATCAATATCATAGATAAACTCTTCTAAAGCTTGTTGTATCTCTTCACTAGGATCACCGTCAGCAGGAACAGGGTACTCGTCTTTGTCTAGATCAAGCGTGAGGTATACTTTAACAACCATCACTCATCTCTGATAGAATATCCCCAAGGGAATCTTCATTACTTTTCTTTTTAATATCAATCAAACGAGTAAGATACCACTGTGCTTTCTCAAGATCTTGTACACCATTCTTGTATCGGTATCTCCAAAGATACTTAATAATATTACCCTGCAAATAATATTCATATCCTTCACCTGTAGCTGACTGAATAGCTTCGATGCATTCAACACCATACTTATTATAATGTGGTGGACTGTTTACCATATCTTTATCCTTACAATTCATTTCCCATTTTGCCATATCATGCACTCCCATTTAGTTTCTCTTTCATTGCTTTGAAGTCTACACTAATAACATTATCATGTCTACTAATTAGTTTAAGTTTAGGTCTTGCTTCTTCTTCTAATTCTTTTCTAACTATCTCATAAACTTTTCTTGAGTATGTTTCGTCACTCCTAAGTAAATCAATACCAACAAGGCACATACGTGCAAAGAACATGATGTCGTTAAAATCTCTATCAGATAGAGGATTATCAACTGAGTCCAGAACCTGTAAGGTAACATCTCCTGTCCAATTATTTTGATGATCAAGAATAGGTTGCATACGTATTATTATATCCTGATCGTCTAATCTAAAATGCAAGTCTTTAAATCCGTTTTGTGTCATTCTTATCTCCTTATAAATTTTTTCCTTGGAAACTCTATGAGTTTAGGATGTGGTTTCTTTTTACGTTCTTTCAACCAAGGCTCTGGTATGATCCTATCATAGCATAAAAAGTTATTCTTTTCACACCAATCAGCGTATGTAGTTTTAGAACCTTTTTGAATCTTTCTTTTACTGCTTGTAAACACAAAACGTATGTCAAGTTTTGGATGCTGTTTTTGTATACATATGTGTTTTCTTCTGTCATCAACGGTAAACAGTCCCTTTGTTTCTATTATTATACCATCTCTTTCTCTTTCTC